GCATCTTCTTTTTGTTGGTAGGAGTGCTAAACCACACCTCGCTTTCGTTTCTACGAGTGGTAAGCATTCCCGAATCAAAAAACTTCTGAACTTTTGAGTTGAACCTAAGCTCAGGGTCTTGCAAGATGCGCAAGAAGTCTGTGGGATTGTACTTGGCAAACATCAGAACATCTCTCTTCATCTCAGCCGAACTCAGCCTGTCAGTGCTTCTTCCGAAAGCCACTCGGCATACGTTCTCAAGCTCCTCCAAAGAAAGAGAGCGTGCTTCGATAAGAGCATCTACTTCTGTTTCGAGACTTTCCATCTCTTTTGATGCGTCCTTCTCAAGATTTACCTCTTCAAATGACTTGCCATTCAACGGGTGGTAGTGCAGAAACTTCTGCAGAACTTGGTTTTGACGCGGGACAGTAAGTAGGCCATCCTCAAAAATCACAGGCTCTACGATGACGTTTCCGTCTTGTTCGTCCTCAAAAGGACTATTCTGATTCCTTGAGTAGCGCAATGCTCGATTCAGACCTTTTTCTTCGTCCCAATACAGGAGAGGGAAAGAACGGCTATTTCTTGTGGGAATCATGTACGCCAAGGGCGCGACTGCATCAGTCAGTCTGTATGTCTTATCGACATACACTTCATTTTTCTTTTTCATTAGATACGATTTAGAATTAAGAAAGTAAAGCGGGAAGCGTGTCCTTGAGGACACGCCTCCCCTTTACGTATTACGCAATCTTACGCATTGAAGATGACGAAGTTGTTCGCGCCCATCACGCAAACAGCTCTTTCAGACAGGTAGTTAACCTGCATCTTGTCAACGTCAGGGTTCATTGCACCTCCGGCAGAACCTGTAATCCAAGTCTTGTAGCGACGGTCTTCAGTCTCAGACGCTCTGTAACGAACGTGCAAGAATGGACGCTTCGCGTTCTTACCAAGGATTTGGTCATACACGGTAGTAGAACCTGCAGGAACAAGAAGACCGTTAATCGTTCCGCTGCCTGCCACAGTAGACAAACCGCCACGGAAAGTTGGGTCGTTCAAGTATTTCCAATCAGTCTTGTAGAAGTCGTAACCTCTACGGAAACCTGAGAAGCCGAGGTTCAGGGCCATCTCCTCATCGTTGTCGAACAGACCGTATGAAGTACCACCCGCTCCGTAAGAGTTTTGAGCAGCCAACATATCGTCGATGTCGAACGAGAACTGACGGTTGATGAAGAGAACATTCTCTTCGATAGAACCCTGCTTGTCAAGACGCTGAATGATAGTGTCGAAGTCAGCGAGTACAGTTGGGTTACCGCCTGCATAGACGTTACCTCTTGTATTCACTGCGTGGAACACACCTTCAGAACCCATGAAGCCTGCTTGCTGTGCGTTAGACTGTCCTGCAACAGGGGTTGTAGGAGCAACGGCAGGCACAGCCTCTACCATAGCAGTTTCGAGGTAGTCATCGAAACGGAGGCGAGTTTCGTGCTCAGACTTCAAGTACCACAGGTATCCTGAAGCACCGTTCTCTGTAGTCACCTCTACCCATCCAATCTGAGCCATGTCAGAACCGTTCACCGAGTAGGTGTCCTTCAGGATGATTGGGTTGTTAGAGAGGATGGTGTCGTCAGCCTCAAGAGAGCCTTGCATACCTGCTTCACCTTTCTTGAACTCCGAACCGTAGATGAACACAGTGAAGTTTGTGTCAGCCAAAGCACCACCTGAAGCACCACCGAAACCGCCTGCTTCGTAGAAAGCGCAAGTAAATTGGTTATTAGCCTCGTCTACCGCTGTAACAATAGCCTTGTTAGAAGCAGAGCCATCATTCTTTTGAATGAAAAGAGTTTGTCCAACTCTAATGGCAATAGCGTTGTTAGCAGTAAACGCAGGAATACCTGTGTCGTTCACTTGGAAGGTAGCGATACTGTCTGCATTAGCAGCAGTAGTACCACACTGAGTGTACTTGATGTGAAGTCTTCCCTGCTCTGCCCACTTAATAAGGTCAGAGTTAGAAGGCATTTCCGCACCAACCATGCGGAGGAAAGAAGAGATAGTACGGTTGCCATATCTCTCGAACTCCTTCTCGTAAGTATCAGGGAGATACTGATTCAAGAAGTTGAAGTTCGTGATATAGTTCGTACTAAGAGGAACCTGCTGCGCTGATGGCTGCAGTCCCAAATCAAAAGCTGTTAGAGCCATGTTTTCTTAGTTTTTAGTTTTTTCGACTCCTAATCTTAAGTCCTCGACCTGAGTCACTGTTCAAGGACTTTATTTGCATGCCTCCCTTTTTCACGACTTCCGGTGTGTTGCGCATAGACATGTCAGTATTCTTCATCTTACGCATCGTACTGTCAGCCTGAAATGATTTGCCCTGCTCATAAAAGAACCGCGCAAACTTTTCGGGATTCATAGCGATAGCCAAAGCTCGATGGTAACCTGCTGCGTCTTTGATGACACCGTTTTCATCCACATACTTCTTAAGGAAGTTAGTGGCATCAGACTGTGCCTTCTTCAACTCAGTAGCATCACCCGGAGAGAAGGTGACCTTCTTGTCTTCGTCAAGCGTGAACTCAAAGCCCTTGAACTCACTTCCGAAAACTTCGTTGGTCTGCTGAAGAAAGACTTCCTGTCGCTTCTTCATTGACTCCTCAAAAGAGTTTGACTCTTGGATATATTGGTTATACGCCTCCAACTTCTCTTGGTCATCCTTAGAAAGGGAACTCCCACTCGACTCAAGGGGTGCTCCGTATTTTTCTTTCTCTGACTCAAAGTAGTCTTTGGCCTTCGCAATAGCTTTTTTCTTGTTGAGCTTGGTCTTCTTAATTGTCGATTCGTCATCCAACTCCTCGTCAAAAGAATAAGCCTCCATCAGGGTGTCGATGTCTTCTGCATCTAATCCTTTTTCGGTGGCAACCAAATACTCACGAAGGAGTTGGTCGGGGGCAACTTCATCGTAATTCTTGTTGAGTCTTACGTAGTCGTTGAACCCTCTTCCTGTATCCTTCTTGTACTTCAGGTACGCAGCGACATCTTCCGGCAGCTCCTCAGCCTCTTCGCGCTCGGCAAAGAGTTGGTCTACAGAGTCAATCTGCTTGTCGTACCTCTTTTTGATATATGAAAGAACGTCGTCGTCAGAAAGCTCTGACTTAGATTCCTGAACAGGAGCTTCCTCCTGAACGGGTGGAGTCTCTTGCTGAGGTTCCTCAGCTTGAGGTGTTTCATTATTTACTTCCTGCTCATGCTTGTCAAGAAGTGCCTGCTCGATTTCTTGTTGTGACTTTTCTTCGCCCGTCACTTCGCGTACCTTAAGTTCCATAGATTAGATTTTTACAAAAGTAATGACAATAAATTAGACTTATCTTGGCGAGAACTCAGCAAGGTCAAAACCATCAAGACTGTCTTCGTTAGACTCGAAGTTCTGAGGTGGAAGGTTGTTCTTACGTTGATTAATCAGCCTACTCTGCTCAGAGTTTTGCTGACTAATTCTTTGCGACTTAGCCTTCTCGCGCTGTGTTTCTCTGCTCTGAAGTGCCTCCTCAGAAATGTTTCTGAGTGACATGTTGTATTGGAACTCTTGCTCCATAAGCATCTTCTTGAGTTCCGCCTCATTCTTCATCTTCTCAATCTCGAACGAAATCTCAGCCTGCTTAATCTGCATCTTCGATTGCGTTTCAGCTTGCAGCTTTTGCATAGCAGCCTGCGCAGCAAACTGCTGAGACTTCATCTGCCTCTCCGTCTCCATAGCCTTGCCCTGCAACATCTGTTGCTCCTCGCGGTCTTGCTTTTGCTTACGCTTTAGCTTGAGCAATTGATTAGCGAGCTTGATGTTCTTCATCTCGCGGATGTCAATAGCGTCCTCAAGGAAGATGTCTTGCTTAGACAATGCCATCTGAATGTTCTGCTCCAACTGAGCTTTTTGCTCTTCGTCGGGAGCGACTTCAATAAACACACCAAAGTCATAGATGTAGAGGTCAGAAATCTGATTGAGAATGCTGACGTTATACTTTCCGATTTGGTTTACAAACTCATCAGTAAAGTCAGAATACTCTAGGATGTCTGAAATACGATAAGACAGACCTTCAGCAAGGGTCTTAAACAGGTAAAGGCTTCCATCGAGGATATGCCTTGTAGCTGTATTTGAGTTGAGCGCAGCCAACTTCTGTACGCCCACCAATGAGTTGGGGTCGGGGGTACTGCCATCACGAGCCTCGTTGAGTCCCGTAACTGCACGAATCATATCGAGATAGTGATTGTAGTTGGCAATCAGCATCTGCGTCTTGGACGCGCCTGAGTTGGAGGTGAGCTGCTGAATAGGAACGCGAGCGTTGTTGAACTCTCCGTCCTGCGTATAGCTCCTACCAATAACAGAACCCGTTTGGAAGTACAGACGCAAAGCATCTTCAGGGTTGTATGCGTTACCTGTTCCAAGGTCAACCTCGTTCAGTCCATCTGCGTCGATGTATACACCATCCGGAACTGTGCGGGCAATAACTTGTTGCAGCTTCAGGTGCGTCATCTGAATGAGGTCGGCAAAAGGAATCATCCTTCTCACCAAAGACTCAATAACACCTTTGTACATGCGAGGTGCTACAGCCACATAGTTTGGTATAGCGTGCTGACTAGCAGACTTTGGCCTTACCATGTTCTTGGACATCTCCCACTTCAGAAGATAGTTTGTGCCCATCACCATGATACCGTCGTACCACACATCAATCTTTTTCGACACCTTCTCAAAGTTGCCCTCTTCCATCATGTCAGGGGGTGGATTAAAGGTGTCGTCCTTCTCAATCATCTTTACGTTTCCATTGTCTGTAATTTTCTTCTTGTAGACGATGTCGTTAGTCGTCTTGTAGTTGAAGTACAGAAGCGTAATAGAATCTCTGTAAAAGATGCTGTTGTCGTAATACTGAGCAAGGTTGAAGTGGTCGTAAAAGCTCTGACCGTACTGCGAAAGCTCTTGCAAGTCCTCATTCGTAAGAGTAGGGTCAATCTTCAGCAGTTCGTTTGTATGAACTGTCTTTATCTCACCCCAATAAAAACAATCTTTGAAATGAGGGTCATCAGTGTAGCTGTACACCACATTTGCCGGGTCAACGTATGATACCTTGACTCCGCTGCCCTTGAGGAACTCATGCTTTGCAACAGCCATTCCGCAAACGGTAAGGTCATAGTCAAACC